TGGAGCAATCTTGTATGTCTGCTTCTGCCATTGCCGAATTATATGAGATAACAGGTCGATATGTGGATATAGATAGAATCCCAATTGATTTTGCCGGATTACATACTCGGGATGTATCTACAGCAACGGTTATTAGTGTCGTTAATGTATATGAGCCAATTACTACATTTACTGCGGATTTTCTTGAATCGGTATCTAATGGAGCACATGCCACTGATAATATTACAATCGGTTCAAGTGGAACTTTTTCAATTAGTTATCACATTGATTTAGAAGCAGCAGCAGGAGCCAAAGATTTTGGTCTTGATGTTTTTGAAATAGGAACAACTGCTCTTGGAACAGCAATCAGTGGAATTACGAAAGCTGACCCGGCAGTAGTAACTACTTCTGCTTCACATGGATTATCCGGTGGAGAAAGAGTTAAACTTACCGGTATTGTGGGTATGACTGAAGTTGAAGATGATATTTATCTTGTAGTTTTAATTGATGCCGATGAATTTTCATTAGATGCTGATGATGGTACAGATATAGATTCAGGGGCTTATGTGGCGGCTGGAACAGGAGGATATGTTTATCTTGCTACCAGAATTGATGGTTTACATGCTCATACAGAATTTGCAGTACAAGATGATGCTCGTACTTCATCTGCTGGTGGGTTTGCTACATTAACAGAAGGAAATTCTTTAATGATGTACGTTAAAGGAGTAACTGATGATTCAAACTGTACTATGACTACTGGACAGTTTATTATTCATAGAATACATTAAGGGAGGTATGTATAACCGTATAGCTTTACAATTAAACCGGCATTACCCGGCAAATTTTGCAGTTTTATATGTATAATGTATATTGTATCGGAATTGTATTTAAAACGTTTAAATGAAGGGAATTCACAATGACTGATTTAAGCACTCAAATAAAAGACGCTTTAAAAAAAGCGGGATTAAAAGAGGACTTATATAATCAGATAAAAGTCACAAAAGAAGAGGATATTGATGAAGCTGTTAATACACTCAAAACTAATTTAGAAGGATTAAAAAATCTTTCTAAAGAAGATTTAATAAAAGCAATTGATGCTGCCGGACTATCTGAACCTTTTAAAGCATTTGTACAGAGTGAAAGTGATAGACGAGTATCAGAAGCCCTCAAAACCCATGAAACAAATTTAACTTTAAAAAATGTAGAAAATAAAACAAAAGAAGAAAAAGAATTGCTCGAAAAAACGATGTCTCCTGAACAACTTAAAATTTCACAACTCGAAACGAGTAATGCTGAATTGAAAAAGGGTAATGAGGAAAACAATAAATTGCTTAAAGAATTAATACAAAAAACTTCAGAAAAGGACATATCAGAGGTGGTTATAACTGCCTTAAAAGAAGTTGGACTTGATGAAGGTTTTTCTCAATTTATAAATGTTACATCTATTGACGAAATTGGGGGTGCTGTAAAAACTTTATCGGAAAAGGTTACAGGAAACCAACAAAAAGTCGTTGATAAAATTTTAGAAGATGGAGGCGTTCCGAAAAGACCCATATCCACTCCATCCAGTATTGAAAATTCCGTTGCCGAAGCAGCAGAGGCGCATATACATCAAGGTGGCGGAAAATTGTCCGAACAACTTGGATTAAACCAATCAAATGAAACAAAGGAGACTTCTTAAAAATGAGTCTTAATATTACATCCGAAACGGGAGATACTTATCATCCGGTATTTAAACAAATACTTGAGGACATTCCCGGCGGTATAACTTTACTAACAGACCGTATTCCTTCAGCTACAAAAGAAATTAAAAAGGGTGCACTGTTATATAAAGTTACTGCCGCTGCGAGTCTTGGTCAGTATCGTCTGGTTAAAACAGCAAAACTCAAAACTGGTTTTCAGTCCGGGAATATTTCTACCCTTATCGTTTATGGTAATCAGGAATTTAAGGTTGGCGAATATATTGGTGCTGAAACCGGATGCGGTTCTGCTGTTTCAATCTCCGCAATTACTAAGGCCGTCGGTGGCCCAAATACCGATTATATATTGACTTTAGCCGGTCTTACCGGTGCCACTCTTAATTCGGGAGCCGTGCTTGTAGAGTGTGCAGAAACACTTACAACCGGCTCGGTAGCCAGATATACTGCATACGCTATTCTTCGGCAGACAGTACAGGTTAGGGAATCCGATTTAACTACCCTGCATAACGTTGCCGCTGGTGCAGTAGTGAGAGGTACAGTAAACGAAACAGTCGCTCCTTATTTCGTTTCTCCTTCCGCTAAAACCGCTCTAACGGCTCGTGTCCGTTGGGATTGAACGAAAGGATAAATTAAATAATGGAACATTCACTATTTTCTGAAGTAACGAAGAAAAATATAATGACGTGGATTTGGAAACGAGCTCCAATATACAGTAAATGGTATTGGCAAGATTTGTTTCCTATTAAAACGCATCCTTTCTTCAGTTATGAAGCCTTAGTTGGCGAACAAGGAGCACCCGTTGCTGCAGATGTTGTAGCTTATGAATCCTCGGCTCCGGAAAAAACCCGTCAGATTATAAGTAAAGTTTCGGGAGATATTCCGTCTATTCGTATTAAACGGAATATGAGTGAAACCGATATTAACACTTATAATATTATCAAAAATAGTAATACTCCCGATATGAATTCTATGATAGATTTGGTATTTAAAGATATTGATTTTGTTATTGAAGGCGTTAGGGCAAGAATGGAATGGTTAGCATTGCAACTCATTTCAAGTGGTTCTATTTCATTAAGTAAAACCACGAACAATGGTATGGTAACTGAAACTGCTATTGATTATGGAATGAGTGCTGGTTATAAATCTGGTGCGGCTGTAATTTGGTCGGCCGCAGTAGGAACAACCACTCCTATTACTGATATTGAAACAATCGTTCAAGCTGCAATTCTTCGTGGTATTGTTCTGAAATATATTCTTATGGATAGACAATCATGGGTATATTTCCGGGCTTCTGAAGAAGTAGCGCATTTTATGGTTCCTTATACCCTGGCAGGACATATCGGAACAGCTGTAGTTCCGGCGGTAACGTTAGCAACGGCTAATCAAGCCTTGAAAGATAATCAATTACCACAAATTATCATTGTTGACCAGTCAATTACCGTTGAAACCGATGCCCACGTCCAGACTACATCAAATCCATTTCATGCCGGACATATTTGTTTCATACCAGATTTGGCAGTTGGTAATATGTTATCTGCGCCGATTGCTGAAGAAACAAATCCTCCGAAACAGGTTATTCAAGCCAAGACTGATAATATTTTGGTTAGTCGATGGAGTTCAGTTGACCCTGTTATAGAATGGACAAAAGGAGAATCTAACATTTTCCCAATCTGGCCTTTAATTGACCAGTGTTATTTGTTAGATACTCTTCATGCTACTACTTGGACTGCTCCTTAAAACCAAGTAGTCATTAATTAATGAAATGAGGGGTCTTAAATGGCTCCTCATTTTAAGAAGGTAAAACAATGACAAATAAAGAAGCCTTACAAAGTTTAACTGAATATTCGAACAATAATCTTTTAGAGAAAATTCTTTTGGATAGAGGAGTAACGACCAGTACTACTTATTCAGGTTCTGCGGCTGACATAAAATCACTTGACCTTTGTGCCGCAGATTTATATGGGGTATTGGCGGCACATCCTAAATACAAAGAAGGTTCGTTAGTAATAGAATATAGTGCTGTTCAACTATTGGCTATGCAAAAAAAGATTTTAATGAAATATGGATTAAATAACGTAAACGTAAAAAGTCATCTTGCAAATGGGAATGCCTTATGGTAGAACGTTATCCCCATACGGGTACAATATCTTATGTAGGATTGGGAACATTAAATAGTCTTTCCGGGATATTTACTGAAGGGACATTAACATTGGTAAAAGTTATATGTAAAGTAGAACCAGTAAAAAATGCTTTACATGTAAATGCTGCCGGAGGATTTATAATAAGTTCAGAACAGCATATTATGTTACCATTATATGATACACTGAGTATAGATATTCCTGATGGAGCAAAATTTACTTTTTTTAATAAAGACCGTATTATTAAACAATTATTCATATATCAAAAACATACGGAAATAATATGTTAGAAGCCAATTTTGATTTTAATAAAAAAGTTAATAAAAAAATAAATACTTTTATAAAACAAAAGAATCAAAAAATTAGAATGATATTTCATTATGTTGGCATAAATTTTATGAACGAAGCAAAATTAAATGCTAATTTTCAAGACCAAACTGGCAATCTAAGAAGTTCAATTGCATACGCTGTATTATTAAATGGTGAAATAGTAGATGAAGGATATGAGGGTGAAACCGAAGGAAATCGGCAAGCTAAAAGTACCATAATAGATTTAGCTGAAGAGCATAATGTGGGATGGGTTTTGATAGGAGTGGCAGGTATGGAATATGCCGCTGCAGTAGAATCAAAAGGATATGATGTAATTACTGGAAGCGTTCCAATGGCTGAAAATTTACTTAATTATCTTAAAAAGGAATTGAAAGTGAGTATTTTATAATGGAAAATATATTACTTAATGCGGTGCTTCAATTTGGGGCTGTAGGAATATTAATATTTGTATTGGTTAGTTTAGTGATACGTTATGAACGAAGAATGGAGAAAGTACATTATAACCATAAAGATGAAAGAGAAGCATGGCGTGAACAAGCACTTCTTCAACATTCTGAAGTGATAAATGTTGCCACAAATAGTAATGTGTTATTAGCTGAAATTAAAATCATGATTGCGAGTATTAAAAAATGAAAACCGGATTTGATATTTTAACAAAAGTATTTTTAATTGTTAATGTAGCATCAGTACTCACTACTATTAATGGACGAGTATATCGTAGAAAGAAAACACCAATTAATTCAGAACTTCAGGATATTGTAATTCTTTCTCTTACTACGGCAAATGCTAAAGATGTCCAACCGGCAACAATTATTATCAATATGTTTTGTGCTAATTTTCAAAATGGGATGACAAACGAGACAAAGTTAAAAGAAATCACTGATGCAGTGATAGCAGTTTTGGAAGCCTATTCACAAACTGATGGGGTCTACTTTGATGTGGATATTCGGAACGCCATGACATTACAAGACAACATACAAGAGAATATGAGCTATACAAGTCTGCGAGTAATTTGTAATATAGAAAAATAAATTTTAAGGAGGTGAAATAATTTGGCTGATAAACGCTCGGATTTTAGAGTAGTCGGTTTATCTTCAATTCGTATGGGAGCAACCTTAGTACAAGAGGCGGCAACTTATATGCCTGGTTCGGCTTCAATGAATACTTTAGGAAATTTTGTACCTGACAGCGCTCACATGCTTATTGATGCAGATACTGTAAATAAATTTTTCTGTGAGGATAAAGCAGAAGCAGACTGCGAAGTTAAAACGCCCGGCGGAAAAATGATTGAGTTTGCTACCAGAGATATGGGTGCGACTATGATGGAGTATATTTTGGGTGGTGCGGCAAGTGGTGTTACAGTATATTTAGCGCCTCAAACTGCCCAGGTAATTACTGAAAGGTCTCTTGAAGTAGTAACAAAAGCTATTAATGGTAAAGCATTTTTAATAGACTTTCCTCGTGTCTCATTATCTGCCGGCGGAGATTTAAAATTTGGTAGGTCAGAAACAGGAACTCTTACAGTATCTTGTTCGGTAATGCAGCCATATAGTTCTGTAGCGCCTTTTAGAATGACGTTACAAGCTTAGTATTATATTTCGCCCTTTGAATTTCTAAAAAAGGATAAGGGCGAAACAAAAAAAATCTGGAGGATTGAAGTGAAAACAAAAGAAAATATGGAGCAACAAATTAAAAACACATTGTTATCAACAGGAGTAGATTTTTCAATTACTGTAATGCACCCTAATATATTTCATAAATTGGGAATATTATCACAAGAAAAAGAGTTTATAATATACCCGATAAAATTAGGAACATTGGTACAAATTGCGACTTTACTTTCAGAAATTGATATTGAAACACTTAATTTTTTAAAAGAAAAAAATTCTGATAATTTTTTTAAAGA